TTTGCTGATATGACTTCTCTATCATCTTATGATATAGGTAAGAAGTCCTTTGAGGGACAACGATATGTAAAGGATATAGATGCAGCACAGAGAGGAATGGATCTGCTACTTGCGCCTTTGGTTAATTTCAACATACTTAAAAAGAAGAATAAAGAGAAGCAATATAAACCAAGACTCGTTCTCACCTTGGGGAATCACGAACAAAGAATTGAACGTGCCATTAACAACGATCCCAAACTTGAAGGTTTAATATCATATGAAGACTTGCCTTATAAACAGTGGGAAGTACATGGCTTTCTTTCTCCTGTCATTGTGGATAACATTGCTTATTGTCATTATTATCCCTCCGGTATTTTTGGCCGGCCTATTACTTCTGCTTCCTGTATGGTTAGCAAATTACATATGTCTTGTATTGCTGGTCATCAACAAGGCAGACAGGTGGCCTATGGAAAGAAAGCTGATGGAACAAACATCACATGCATCATCGCAGGAAGTTGTTATGAACACCAAGAAGGTTATTTAAACATACAAACAAATAATCACTGGAGAGGACTCATTATGTTAAATGAAGTTAATAATGGTTCCTTTGATGAGATGTTTGTATCCCTACGATATTTACGAGAGAAATATGGCTAAAAATAGTTGGAAATATGTCATTAAAGACATGAAGAAAAGAAACAAATGGGGTATGAAACAGTATGGTGTCCCTTTAACTCCAGAGACTAAAAAAGATTTCATAAAAGAAACTTATGAAGAACTACTAGATGCTGTTGTTTATCTCCGTTCTGAATTACAGTTACGGAAAAATAAATTTATAGATAATTTAACTTGTCCTGGATGTAATGGTATTCCTGATAATGGTTTTGACAGATGCGTACCACCATCTCCGTATTATTGCACTAAATGTTCAGCACAGCAAAACCAAATAAATCCTATTAAAGATGAACAAGATTCTATCTTTCACCCTTACCCTTTTAAGGAAAACAATTAATGAATGCAAATGAGTATCAAAAGAAAACTATTGACACTGCTATCTATCCAGGTGCAGGTACAGGAGATAACAGAGAGCTAGTGTATCTAGCTTTAGGTTTATCTTCAGAAGCTGGTGAAGTTGCAGGTAAAGTTAAGAAGATAATTCGTGATGGTTTGTTTGAACCAAAACAACTTGGAGCAGAACTAGGGGATTGTTGCTGGTATATTGCTAGATTAGCAGAAGCTTTAGGTTATGACTTTGAGACTATCCTACGTTGGAATTTTGAAAAACTTTCAGAACGTTTAGTAAAGAAAACTATAGGTGGATCTGGAGATAATCGTTAATGAACCTATATAATGTACCTAGAAATTGTTACATTCGTATATATGATGAAAAAGTAAATACTCCTCCAGGAGCACCAAAGATATATAAAGATTTACATTTCCATCATATAGATGGAATGTATTCATACTGCAAAGATATATACACAGGACAAGTATATCACATTGGTGCATCCACAGAAGTAGTTATGATTTGTAATAAAGATGGTAATCCTATTAAGACAATAAAAGAATATGAAGATCAGTGATTGTAAAGTGGAACTCATAGACAGCATGGGTACAGATTTATCTGTAGTCAATGCTGCTAGAGTTTCGTTTAATAAAAAAAGTTATTATATGTATGACGATGATGATCCTTCTGTTGAATATGTATCTGATAAAGATCAGAAATTATTGAAATATTTAGCAGATCATAATCATGTTTTACCATTTGCACATGCATTCTTATCTTTTAGAATCAAAGCACCTATTTTTATTGCAAGACAACTTGGTAAGCATCAAGTAGGTCTTGCTTGGAATGAGGTTTCTCGTAGATATGTAGATGAAGAACCTGAATTCTTTTTCCCAAAAGAATGGAGAGGCAAACCTAAAAATTCTAAGCAAGGTAGTGATGGAATTTTTGATCCTAATCAACCTTTATATGATCTAAATATATGGTCAAAAAACACATGTGCTTCCAATTTATCAGTATATAATGAGCTAATATCAGATGGTTTATGTCCAGAACAAGCAAGAATGATTCTTCCACAGAATATGATGACAGAGTGGATATGGTCAGGATCACTACTTGCATTTATACGTGTGTGTAACCTACGTTTAGATCCACATACACAAAAAGAAACACAAGATGTTGCTAATAAAATTGCCTATCATCTTGATATGAGATTCCCAGAGTCATGGGGGGTATGTAAAAAATATATTGAAAACATTTGAAGAAATTTGTGAGGATCTATTAAAAATTGATGAAATAACATTGATGGAAATTCTAGATATAAGTAGTGAGGATTTAATTTCTAGATTTAAAGATAAGATTGAAGATAAGATTGAATACTTTGAAAATGATTTAGAAGATGATGACTCTGATTAATTTAGATAAGAAAAAACAAGATCCTAAATTAAAAGAAAAACATAAAGAAAGAAAAATAAAAAAAGATATGTTAAATAAAATTAAGAATGATGAATGGCAATTAGAAGTAAAAGATTATAAAAAGAATGATTAAATCTTATTTTAATAATCCATTCAGTGAAACTATATTTAAAGTTAAGTATGCTCAAGGTCCTGATGATACTTGGGGAGCACTAGCAGAACGTGTTGTTGATCATGTTTGTGGTAATTGGGATAATCGTAATGCTTTGATGTCTAAAGATGATAGACAACAATTAACTCAATATATCAAAGAATTTAAATTTATTCCTGGTGGGCGTTACCTATGGTACGCTGGTAGAAAGAATCAATATTTTAATAACTGTTATCTGCTAAGAGCAGAGCATGATACGAGGGAAGAATGGGCAGATTTAACACAAAGAGCTGTGAGTTGTCTTATGACTGGTGGTGGTATTGGAATAGACTACAGCATTCTACGACCTTCAGGGAAACCATTAAGTCGTACTGGTGGCTTATCTTCAGGTCCAATACCTCTGATGCAGATGATAAACGAAGTTGGTCGTGGCGTTATGCAAGGGGGATCACGGAGGTCTGCTATTTACGCCTCATTGAATTGGCAACACGAAGATATACAGGACTTTTTAAAGGCAAAAAATTGGACTCCACAGATACGTAATTTAAAGACAGAAGATTTTAACTTCCCAGCAACATTAGATATGACTAATATCTCTGTCAATTATGATGATTCCTGGAAATTTGATCCTAAAAATCCTGTTTTCTTGGAGAATTGTAAACAAGCATTAAAGACAGGAGAACCTGGATTTAGTTTTAACTTTGGAGATAAACAAAATGAAACACTTAGAAATGCTTGTACGGAAGTTACAAGTGAAGATGACAGTGACGTATGTAATCTTGGTAGCGTTAATCTCGGCAATATTCAATCTCTGGAAGAATTTGCAAGTATCGTCACTCTCGCCTCTAAGTTTCTTGTTTGTGGCACCTTACGGGCAGATTTGCCATATGAGAAAGTCTATAAGGTACGGGAAAAGAATCGTCGTCTTGGACTTGGACTTATGGGAATCCACGCCTGGCTCTTACAAAGAGGCTATAATTACGAAGTAACTCCTGAATTACATAAATGGTTAAAGGTATATAAAGATGAATCTGAACGATCAGCTAATGAACACTGTAACCACCTGTTTATCTCAAAGCCAGCTGCTTATCGAGCAATTGCCCCAACAGGGACAATCGGTATCCTTGCAGGTTTGATTGGCCTGCTTTTTACAGTAATGTAATCAAAACAAATTGGGTGAATTCAGGGAACACCTAAATTTCACTTGACTTATTCCTATCTATATGGTACAATATACGTATTGAACCTAAGAAAGGAGTAAGAATGAATAAGTATAATCAACTAACAGTATTAGAAGAAGTTAATCAGAATAAACGTTGGATGTATAAAGTTCAATGTGATTGTGGTAAAGTGGAAATCAAAAGAAAAGATTGGGTTATATCAGGACGTACAACTTCCTGCAAATCTTGTGCTAGTAAACGCACGGCTAAGAATTATCCACCACCTACCAATCGTAAGGGCTGTCAAGGTTTATCTGGAACACACTTTTTATCTATAAAGAATGGTGCTTTACGTAGAAAGATTGCTTTTGATCTAACTCCTGAATTTCTATGGGAATTATATTTAAAGCAAGATGGACGTTGTGCATTGACTAATATACCATTAACTCTAGATTGTTTAATTAGAAATAATAATGTAGATTGGAAATACATTACAGCATCATTAGATAGAATAGATAATACAAAACCATATATTGAATCTAATGTATGGTGGGTACATAAAACAGTTAATAGATTAAAGAATAATTATTCATTAGAAGAGCTTCTATATTGGAGTAAACTTCTTCTTGAGAAACATGGCAATCCTGATCCAAGCGTAGTGAATGCTATTACAGTAACTACGAAGGAGCAACGACTAGAGAGTGAGGAAGCTACCAATAACCTCTCCACGAGCGCCCAACAACCAGAAGATTTGTATTGGATTGAGCAAGGTAAGAGACATACAAAAGCTTTAAAAGCTAGTATAAAAGCTCACTATACTAAACTATTTGGTTGAAGATATAGTCTGATCTATATGGAAACATATAGAAGTCGAAAATAAAATGTTCGACGATAACATAAATGACAACTACAGGTATTGAACCACTGTTTGCAACTGCTTACAAACGTCGTTATCTCACAGATGGTACAAAATGGAAGTATGAATATGTTGTCGATACCACTGCCAATATATTAATTCAACAGTATGGATTAGATCCTGATAAGATTGAAACAGCTTATAAACTAAGTCATGATTATGAAAAACGAATTAGATTCCAAGCGGACATACAAGATTACGTTGACATGTCCATTAGCTCAACTATCAATCTCCCAGCTTGGGGAAGTAAAGGAAATAATGAATCTCTGGTCAACAACTTTGCACAAGTTCTTAGCCATTACGCACCCCGCTTACGAGGATTTACCTGTTATCCAGATGGAAGTAGAGGAGGTCAACCCCTTACAGAAGTAGATTACTATGAAGCTCTTAAACATAAAGGTGTAACCTTTGAGGAGAATATAGAAAGAGCGTGCTCAGGGGGGGTTTGTGGTGTCTAATTATAGAAATATCTTTATTATTAATTTCATTTCAGGTGTTTCTATAGGAATCGAATTCCCGCACTTAACAAAACAATTATTCTCCTGTGCCCTTGACTTGGGAATTATTAGATTTGTGTTTATTCGACAATTGCTATCTAAGTAAAAAACAAAAAGCCTCTGTCTAAAATGACAGAGGCTTTTTTAATTAAGACCATAATTGGGGCTTTATTTTTATTGCTTATTACCAAAATTAAATAAACTCTGTACCTTTCTAGCACTTGTTGGATTATTTGGTACAGTACCACGTTTATTTGTAATATATCTAATGTCCTGATCAACTAATGCATTAAATGCACGAGTTTCTAACTGACTTTTAATAGTTTTATCAACAGCACCAAGTTCAATAAGCTCATCTAAATACTTAGGTTTAGGATTCTCATTATACAGAGTGTAGAGTCTCTTAATTTTGTTATTAATAACTCTATCTCTAAATGTATTAGCTAAGTTCTGATCTGTTCTATAACGTTCTTCAGTACTTAAGTTACCTAACCAATGTGCTGCTTGTTCTTTAGGTCCTTCCTGCATCAGAGCTTTACTCTCAGCACCAGTAGCTATCATATCAGTCTTATTGCCCATAACAGTAGTCTTGTTAGCTCCTGTTGCTTCCATAAGAGCATTCTTCATAGGACCACGCATAGACACATCAGTGATTGATTGTTTTAATTCAGCATCAGTAACTTTACCACCTAAAGCTTTTTTACCAAGAACAGCAGCACCATGAGTCATTTGTAGAGCATTGTTATGGATTGGGAACAATCTACCAACAGCAGTAGAGGCATCGTAAGCCATACTGTCTCCTTCAACTGCTGCTAGAAGGACAGTAAGTAAGTTTCCAGGTAAGGTCGAAGTTGTTCTAGCAGAAGCACCAATATCAATTCCTGTCATTCCTGAAGGAATACCATAAGCTACAAGTTTTGCAGCAGCTTCTGGATCTTCAATAACATCATCAGCTTTAACAACTCCCTGTTGAACAAGATTTAACATGGAAGGTAATTCCCATTGTGGATTTATGGACATCAATAGTTTTCTTGTTGTTTCATATTGAGTCATAATTGGACCACTGATGGCACCAGCCATAATTGTTGATACTAATCCGGCCATAATAAAGGGAGTATAAGATTTAGCTTTTGTTGGATTATCTAATATATGCTTAATGTCAGCAACCATATTACCTACAGTCATCTGACCATAAGTCTGAAGAGGACGCATACTTTCACCTATGATACCACCAAGGTTATGAAACATAGGTGCTGTTTCCCCTCTAGTATATGCAGCCATTGTTGCATCCACAGCATTCATAGCCTTTCCAACATCTTTATACTGTTCAAACATATAAGCAAAAGTCATTGTTCTGGACAGAATATCAGCAGCTTCTTGTGGTTTTCTCATAGCCACCCAATCTTTTAACCATTCAAGAACTTTATTCTCTCCTTGCATATGCAGAGTCTTAATAAACTGTGGTTCAATTACATCAGAATACTGTGTTACTTGATGTAAGGCATCCATTAATTGTGGATCTTTGGTTACTAGTTTGTATATACCTTTACCAAAATTACCCATAGTAGCAAAGGCACCAGCATCATAAGCACCATGTCTTAATGCATTTAGTGGTGATAATAACTGTGTAACAAACATACTTAAAGAAGGTAAGACTTTAACTAGGTAAAACAATCCTGTTAAATTATTCTGTATTGTTCTATACACAGCTTCATTAGGTGAGAATGTTTTTCCTGGATACATAGCTTCATATACAGCTTTGGATATTCTATCTACACCTTCATGCACAGCATCATCAAAAGCTTTTACATTATTCTTATTGACATTTAATGCGGAGTCACACATCTGATTCATAGCTGCCCATGTTTGAGGCTCTGTTTGCTTTAAGTTTTGTGCATTCAACAGAGGATCAACTGTATGTCTGATCTTCATACTTCTATAAGAAGATTGGAACTCTTGAATATTAGTACTTAAAGCTTGTTTAAAACTATATCCTAATTCCTCAGAGGTTTTTCCAATTTCACTTCCTTTGTAACCAGAGAGATTATCTCTATGTAAATGATGCTGACCAAACACACCACCACGTTGAGCTAGTTTAGTTTTTAAATCGTTTGAGATTGTATTTAGATTTAGATTATATTTATTTAATGCATAACTATCATAAATATCAATAATATCATTTAGACCTGGATGATTTGGAACATCTAATCTATTCTCAACAGGACCAACAGAGTATTGATTGTTTGGTAATGACGCTTCCATCTCTTTAGCCCAAGCTTCGGCAGCCACTCTAGTTGCAAAGTGCTGTCTATGGATTGTATTACCACCTACATTAATTGTAGAAAAGAAATCTCCTTGTCTTACAGCAGGAAACCAACCAGCTCTATATTGTATCTGATTCTTTTTACCTAAGCTTCTTTCTAGACCAATAATCATATCATACTGTTTCTTAAATGTATCAGCCAGTATATTAAAGTACTGTTTCTCTAGGGTAGTTAAACCTGAACCAAATTGTGCAAGAGCTTGTGGGTAATCCATACCAGCATCAAAACCTTGTTTAAATACAGAATGAATATTAGTTGCCTCTGCATTTGTCATATGCTTAACAACCATATAATAAGAGTCAGGTTTCTTAACTTTGGAAAACTTCTGCCAAATACTAGCTTGATCCCACTCTGGTCTTGTTACTCCACCAAATTGTAATTCATTGGCTTTATAAGAAGCTTCAAACTCAGCATCTCTAATCAGTTTATGAGCATGCTGTAACTTTGGATTATTAAAAAAGATTTGAGCTAATGTGGTTTTACCAAACATCTTTCTAGCTAACCACGGACCACTAGCACCAATAGCATCCAGAGCCTTCACAGAGAAGTTAGCTATATTAGGCATAGCATGTTGATCTCTAGTCCAAGCTAGAGGCTCAGAAATACCTTTATTTAATAAGTCTGGAACATCCTTATAAATCTCATATGGATTTTTATATATCTCTGCTAGAGTTTTATTAGCAAATGGATATGTCCCAGGGTTATCTAAAATTAACTTATCATTCTTTTGTGTATCCCACAAGTCCCAAATAGTTCTACCAGTCTTTTGAATTTCTTCTTTATTACCCTGTAGAATATCATTAACTATATCAGCTCTGTAGGATTCACCTGTTAGTTTTAAACCCATAGTTCTAAGAACAGAAGTCATGTTATTAACAAGAGCATGTATTTGCTTTGTAATATTGAATCGTTTATCAGAGAATGCTGATAATAGATGATCCTTCATTAAGGATTCAGAGATTCTTTCAGCAAAGTACTCATCAAAGAAGGCATGATATTTATGATACATATCAGGTCTATGGCTATTGACAAATGAAAAAGGTTCAATATTGTTTTTCTTCTGCCATTTATCAAAACCATTAACTATATTAAAGAATGTATCTCCTGTAACCTTACCTGATTGTAACCATTTGGTAAATACAATATGTCCTAGCTCATGACCTAAGTTAATAGCTAGAGTAATATTATTAAATGTATTACTATCAATACCATTAAGAAACTTCTGTAGTCTAGGATGATTCTTATAAAAAGCCTCAGCTTTACCTAAAGAATTAGTACTTAAAGTAATGATAGAAGTGTTACCACTGAACTTAACTTGTGTGGTTTCACCAAGAACCACAAAGATTTTATCTTTACCTAATCCTGTACCCCACAAATAAGTATCAATAACATTCTGAAACTTAGGAAACTGTTCAAGTAATCTGTTATCAACTTGTATCTCATGCTTTGTTGACTTAGTAAATAGTTGTGGATTATCAGTAAAGTCTCTAGCTACATTATCTGATCCAGCAAGGATGTCATCAATGGAATCATATTTGTTGAGACGAACAGGTGCATCCTGTAATAGTTCAGGATTGATTGTAGGTAGTTCATCTACAGGTTTGACAGCTTCTTGTTGTGCTTTGTATTTAGCATCAATATCATCTAAAGACTTCATCAACTGTGTAACTTGGTCTTTCATTCTGTTAATGGATTTTCTACCACTTTCAGAAACAGGACCAGTATTCTCAATATTGCTAATACGTTTGTTTAAATTGTAAATCTGCTTGGCTGTATTCTTTTTAAATGTATTTAATTGCTCTGGTGTAATTACTGTCTCGGGTTTAGCTTCAAATGGAGTCTCTAATGACTTATAATAAACCTCACTTAATGCATCAATCTTATCTTCTATACTTTCTTTCTGTTTACGTAAAGATACTTCGTAATCATTGTCGTGAGAACCAGCGGAAGCAGTACTCTCACGCATCTCAAATAATTTATTTTCGATTCTATCTAAAATAGATGAAAGTTTATCTATCTGATACTTTATTTGTGTATTTAATTTAGGATCACCTAGTTTGTATTGTGGTCCTTCTGGTATTCTAGTAGGACCAGAAACAGGAGTGTCATCATTTCTAGTAAGATTAATAATACGTTCTTCTTCAGCTAAATTTGCCGCATCTCTTTCTGCTTGTCTAATTGCATCCCAATCATAAGCAATACCAGCACCATCAGTAATGGTGTTTCTTTCCTTGGGAAAGTTAGCCATCAGATCGTCTACAGCCTTCGTAGAGAGGCTTTCTTCCACTGGCTTAGGGGTAGGTATCACCTCTTCCTTTTTAAGAGCTTCTAGGGGCCTTTCTGTGGGTTTTGGAGATAGATTTAACTGTTTAGTATAAGCGTCTATTTCCTTTTCCAGAGCTTCCACTAGAGATGAGTTCTTAGGATCATTTCTATCTATTGAAGCAAGCTTTTCTTTAGCTTCTAATAGGTACTCAGAAGCACGTACTTTCTCTTTAGCAGCATTAGCAATGCGACTATTAGCAACATCATGTGGAGTTGGTTCATAGATATTGTCATCATGTGGTGGCTTATACTCAACTTCTCCTATTTGTTTTTTATTCTCTTCTAATTTAATAGAGAGTTCATCATAGAGATTAATAAGATTATCAGACACTGGTTCTGTATTTAATCTGTATTTAACTTCTCTGAGTTGTTGTTCTAAATCTTTCTGTTCACTTATTAGAGTTTCATAAGTATATCTAGGATCTGTGGGTTGTTCTCCCATAGAACGTTGGAGAGCTATTCTTTGTTGATATAA